AGGCGCATTGAAGTGGTTGTTTATACGAACAATGAGAGGGATACCCGCACTTGTGAAGTCATTATTAGCAGGATCGTCTAAGATACCCATAATTCTGAGAGCCAAAGTGTTGGTGGTTGCGATAGTGTTCAGATCAGCCGTTGCCGAAGACAACCCTGTTGAAGTCGAACCGCTGTTACCTGTAGCAAGCGCAATGTTTGCAAAAACCGCGGCGCGAATTTCCGCTTCAGTGTTTGCCGCAGCCACAACATTAGATGTTGCAATCCGAAACAACTGATTTGGATCATCGTAAAGGAAGGCTTTGACCGGAAAGTCGCTATCTGCGCCTGATCCGGGCCAAAAGTTAGAAAACACGGGCTTACCCGTGGTATCCGAAACATATTCACACCCGCCAAAAACTCCAGCTATTGACACGTTACCACCAGCCGCAGCCTGTAGATCGTCAATAACACCCGCGGCCAACGGAATAACCGCCATGCCTTGGAAAATTGGATTAGAGTTGTCAGATGCGATACGATACTCGGTCATGCCAGTAGAAGAGACAGAAGAACCCTGTCTGCTTATTGGACGAAGACCATAAGACGTTTCTGTATTCGCCATTATCTTTCTCCATTAAAGGAGGAGCTAGTTCTTCCTAGGTCCACCAAAGGTTACACGAGACTGACGATCTGGTTTATTGATCGTCATGGTTGAATGTGCATTCTCTCGCATCATGTCGGAGTCAACTGCTTCCATCTGGTCCCTATTTCTACTGGAGAAATAAGACGTTCTTTCCGCAACTGTCTCTTCGGGAATACGAGCCAGCATCAAACCGCCAATTCCAAACACACCTTCGTATTTACCTGATTCAACTACCGGAGACTCAAAGTCAGGGTATTCGTCCTTACGGACAAGTTCCCAACCTTCGCGCATCTTGGCGCTGATGTTTTTAGTATCGTCAAAGCCCCGAGTTTCGGAACGAATCCAACGATGCTTGTATCCATCCGGTGCAGGTGGTGCGTCTAGCATAGACGGGGGAGCCCACGGCTTACGCGCAACCGTTTTTTCCCGAGTTGTGTTAGCGCGAGGAGTTCTGTCTGTCATAGCTTTAATCCTTCACGTATTTCGCGTATTCACTTAGTGGCACACCCAATTTTTTCGCTATTGCGACTTGGCTAGGGGTGAGTCTAACCTTCCTTCCACTGCGCCCAGAGGTACTTCTTGAAACCCCAGCAACCGTCTGTGCGGGCCGTCTACTGGTAGTATTTGCAGGCACTCTAAACTTATCCGAAATGCGCTGATCTAGTTCACTATAGTAGTCATCGCTCTGCGGGTCAAATCCTTCGTCTTCAACCAGCTTTTTATGAATACCAAAAGCAGCAAAAGTCATGGCCTCGTCTTGACCAAACCAATCATTTTGTTCCGCCCATTCTTCGGCCTTGCGGTCAGGGCGTTTGACTTGCTGTTGTTGCTGCACCTGTTGCTGTTGTTGCGGCTGTTGAGACGCGGTTTGCCGCTGACGCTCCTGCTGCATTTTAGCCTGAGACGCCCTGTCGTTCTCAATAGACAGAGAAGTTAGCTTGCGCTGCGCCTCTACCGCCGCTTGCGTATCCCCAAGCTCCATAGCCCTAGCCATTTCTTTCTCGGTCTGGGCAAGCTGTGTCTCCACACGCGTGGTATATTCATTAACGTAGCTGTTATCCAAACTGGACATACGCTGCTTTAACGAATTAGCTTCCGCCTGAACATGCTTTGCGTAGTTCACAGCTTCGTTTTCACGACGCTCCGCCTCGCGCATCTTCTTGGTAAGGCGGTTTATCCGCGATTGAGTAGCGTTCTCCGCTTGCTCAAACTGGTCCTCAGAACCTGCGGTAGAAGTTTCTTCAACAGAAACCTCCGTTGCGCTCGAACCTTCCAGTTCCAGTTCAATTTGATCGTCTTCTGCCATTGTTTTCTCCTAGAAATGCAAAATATCTTCGGGGTCAGAAATCTTGGCTAAGATTTCATCGTCATTAAGAATACGGACCTCGCCACCGTCGATCTTAAAGCGCGAACCCGCGTAACGGGCAAACATTACCCAATCACCCTTCGCGCACCACGGACCATCTGAAAACTTAGCCTCGTCCTGATACGCCAGTTCCCCGACCTTCAAGACATACCCAACCTGCGTAGATACAGATTGTTCCTCAACTACTTTATCCGGTAAATATATGCCGCCATCCGTCTTGCCTTTCCCCTTGTATGGGAGAATCAACAGACGCCATCCCGTAGGAGTGGGCATTTTTTCTAAAAGAGACTGACCCAAAGAATCTGGGTCCAACGTCCTTGTTACTTCTGCTTTGTAAGCATCTTCTAAGTTCGCCACGCCTTCTCTAGCCGCGGTTAAGTCTATTGCATGTGCTTTAGTCAACACTACGCTCCTGTTTATCTAGCAGGCCCTTGAGTTCCTGTTCCACGTGATTTAGGGCCTCTAAGTTACCCATAAGCTCACGATATTGCTCTTGTGATTTAACGTTGCCGTACTGCATTAGATCAACAACGCCTTGTCTCCTTTCCCTTATAACGCGAAAAACTGCTTCTGCAACGCGTATCTCATCCATTCCCAGATTCTCCCATTTAATCTTATACGGGAAACTTACTTGTTTTTTAGTAAACGTGCAACGAGTCGTCCGTAATTTTTACTGGCAGGCAATAAGCAACCGCTCTGTCAGAAGTTGTAATACCGTGAGTGCTATAACGCTCCACAAGCGCCTTGGCTACCCTGTTACACACGTTTAACTGGTAGAAATACAAATCATTTATAACCAAAGACCGCGCGTCCCCATACCCAAGATACAGCATAAGGACGAACGCGTGCATTAAAACACAACTTCAAAGTGTGGGGCGTCAATAAACGGTCTGCGGCCCTGTGATCTTCGAATGTCAATGTAGCTGTTCATTGCATTTTCCGCGGTTCCGTCCCACGCACCAAGATCATCTATCGTCCAAGCCGCTCCCCAACGGAGCTTTACCCCCGCTGCCTCGGCAGCTTCCTTCATGGCATCAGCAATCTCGTCGTATAGATTTAACTCCCAACGCCCGCCGTTGCAATAAGCCATCAAATCAACGGCATTGCCGTCAATGTGTTTCGACTTCATCGTCTGAGAAGCCCCTTTTGCAACCAGAACGCGTTGTTCTTCTATTGTTCTCAACCCGCAGATGACCGAAAAGTCCTGCTTCGTAACGCCGATAGCGTATTTCACGACCGTTACCAGATCGTCGTTGACACCTTCTAGCCTTGACAGGCTTCGTTTTCCTAACTTGTAGCCCATAGTTACTTCCTCGCATACTTAGATATTGCCCGATTTCCAAACCAAAAAGCTAAGACTGCCGACATAAGTCCGGCTGTTTCTGGGTCCCACATAAGTTCAACAGCTTCCGTCCATTCGCCGCCAGACTGCCCTACTTTAACCATAATAACTACTTTTGTAGCTACGAACAGTCCGAAAAAGGCATAAGTAATGACAGGACGCACAGAACCCCGAAGAGCGTTGATAAATCCGCCAGCGTCAATAGATCGGTCATGCTCATACAACCCCTTCGTTTCCGCGATATCTGCCTGTTTATCTAACTCAACCAGCTTCATCTCAGAACGCTTCTGCGCCAACTGCGTTTCAAGCTGCATCATCTCCATACGATGCTTCTGTTGCTGGTTAGCCTTAAAATAGCTAAGAATCTCGGGGAGAAAAGAACTCCCAAAGCCCAGTAAACTTCCTAACAGCGCCATCATTTCTCTGATCCTAACCATACCGCAAACGCGCCCGTCATGGACCCAGAACAAATTGATATCATCGCGGACTGCTGTGTGGACAAATCCTCTAAAGTCATCCCCCACTCCAAAACCCGTATATACATCACGGTCATTACAAACATCATAAGTCTCGGCATAAGACGATATTCTAGTATAGTCTTAAAAGTTATAGACATTAGAACCCTCCTTTCAGGCCATCTAATATTTCCGATAAACTAGGGCGTTTATCTTTCTTCTCGTAAACACACATAAAGACTTTCGGACACTCTGAAAAACTAAGCGTAGGGAAATGATATCCCAACCCACCAAAACCCGCACTGAATCTATATACACATACCTTTTGACCACCTGCGTCCGTAAACCTTTTCCATAAGTTACATTTGACATGCGTTGGATTTGCTACGCCCGCAAGCGCAACAGACAAAACTAAAACCGAAATCATTGCGTAACCAACACAATTAAATAAACACCTCCGCCAAGCACTCCAATAATCCCCAACGACAGGACGGCAATAGCCATGTTATTCTGTATCTGACGTTTTGTTTCCATTGCTTTGTAAACCGTTGCTTCCCGCTCTGCGCGTATCTTGCGCCGCATACCTAACATCTCGTCGTAAGTACCTAAGCCAAACCGATAATCCAGCATGAACTTGATTTCTTTCTCTTTCTCCAAAAGAGTCTTCTTGCGGATTACGATATCCATAGCTTGCTGCTCTATGTTATCGGTGCCGAGAGTCTTCTTATCTAACCATGTAGGAGTTTTTCGCTGCGTCTCAGCCTTGGAAATATCCGCAACCGCAGAATACCAAGCCCCAAGCTGCTTGCTGACGTCCTGCATTTCGCGTCCCGCGCCAACCAACATTTTCACGCCCTTAAAGGCGGCATTGGCTGCGGCAAAAGCCGTTACAGGATCAATCATAGCATTAGAACATTGAGTACGGTGAAGTTATTGGCGGTGCCGTGTAACCACCCGCGGGAGGCGAATAAAAATTATCCTGTATTTGAGGTAAAGACATCACACCCCGAGAGAACTGGTCGCCTTGGTACGCGCCCGTTAACCCGTATCCACCAGCCATCTGTTGTTGAGGACCCATCTGTTGTTGAGGACCCATCTGCTGTTGAGGACCCATCTGTTGTTGAGGACCCATCTGTTGTTGGTTCAAAGCTTGACCAAAACTTGGGTCGTTCATCGGTACTTGATTGGAGCCGTCAAACGCCATCAAAGGACTACCCATTTGTGGCTGAGGCTCACCTGAATTAAAACCCCTAAGAGCTTCCGGCTGTGGGGCAAAAGGAAGCGGCTGAGGTACAGGCTGCGGAGGAACACCGCTGTTCATCTGAAAGTTAGACAGGCCGTTGAGAAATCTACTCATGTCAAAACTCCATTAGACACACGCGTGGTACTTACCGCCGCGCTTCGCGGCACCCATGCCGCGGGCCGTCTTAATCGCAGTAGACGTAGGTATCTTGAACGGCGCACTCTTGCCATACGGAATACGGCCCTGATCCTTAATATCAGCGTAAGGAACCGCCTTCGGAGATGGACCCGCAGGGGCCCCTTGGAATTTTACTTTAGCCATTACTAACTCCTCTGCTTCATAATCTCGCGGTCCATCGCACTCTGAATGCGCTTGTCCGTCTGCTGTTCTTGGCTCTGCAAGCGTTGCTGGAACTGCTGACCACGCATCTGCTGGTTTTGAGCATCAAGCTGAAGTCTCGCTTGATCCATCTGAGCGTCCGACTGTTCCGACTGCGCCTTAATCTCCAACTCTTTCTCTTTGAGTTGTACCAGAGGATCAGGCCCCTGACCAGATAATTGTCCAGATAGCTGTTTTACCTGTTGCATTCCCTGCGCAACCAACTGAGCCACTACCGCCTGATACTGCATCTCCATCTGAGCCTCGTCGCCGCCCTGCATTTGCTGCATCTGCTGCATACCAGCCTCTTCAGCCTGTATCTTAACATGCTCCAAAATGTGTTTTTGTAAAGCAACAGCAACCTGTGGCATCTGACCAACCAAAGGACTAGACCCAAAGATTAAATGCGCCGTGATGTGAGACTGATGATCCTGACCCGCGAACGCACGTAACTCCATCATGTCCAAACCGTTGATGTTCTCTTGCGCAGGGTCCAAGGGCCGCGGTTCGTCGTCAGGAACCGCCTTCATTATCCTATCAACGTCCGTAACACCCAAAGATTCATACATATCACGATATACCTCGTGCATGTTGTGCATCTCTGGTGCCTGTGCAGCCAACTGCATTTTAGTCTGAGATAACGCAATCCGCTGCGCCTGACTAAATACATTCGGATTACTGACAGGAATTACGTCCACACGGTCGTCGAAATCAGACGCCATGATGCTCGACTCGTCACCAGCAACAGAATACGGATACTCCTGCGGTAAACTCTCCGACATTACCCGCGCCAAAATCTTAAATTCCTGACGCATCGCATAATGCAAACGCTTGTGAACCGCGCTCATTACACGAGAACCCTGCTCCAACATCGCTATCGTCGTGCCAACCGCCGCGTTCTGATTGCCGTCGCCAACCTTCATGTCAGTGATAGTCGCAAACCGCTGTCCAGCCTGTACAACAAAACCCAACAACTCAAACAACGTCCGGTCAGGACCCTTAAACGGTAACGGCATTAAGCTGTCCCGAATAGCGCCGCCCGGAGCATCTACGTCCCTAAACTCCCCCGGTTGTAGAGGCTCGTCGTCGTCCCGAATCCGAAGTCCGCGGGCCTTGAACCCCGCAGGTAAGTTCGACAAAGTACCCGCGTCAATCAACTGCCGAAGCGCACTCGTCGCGGTTCGCGATAAACCACCTATGGTATGGATCAAGCCCAAGCCATAGAACCCAAATCCCGGTAAAAACTTAAAGTGTGTAAAATATGCAATCTTCTTCTTAGCCGGATCGTCCTCACGGTAATTCCGACGAATAGACAAAACCTGACCGTTGTCCTGAGATATCGTGACAAGATAAGGAACCTTAATGCCCGTGGGCTCTCCGTCATCGTCAACG